GTGCGCGATGAAGGTCAGCCGGTGATCGGCGTCGATGGCATAGCCGAAAGTCAGTTCCAGCGGCGTGTTGTTCGTGGCCGCATCGATCAGCGTCGTGTCGGCAAAGCGCACTTCCAGGTTGCCGGTGAGGCTGGCCACCGTAGGATCGGCGCCGTTGATCTTGCCATCCGACCGGATGGTTTCGATTCGCTCCAGGTTGTTGGAGTACGTGATCTGCGCCGAGACCACATTGCCCAGCGCCTGGCCATCGCGCAGGATCTGCCCCTGGAACTGGTTGAAGCGCTGCAGGTCCCGAGTACTCGGGATGTCATCCAGCGGGGCGGTGCGTCGCACCTCGCCCTGCGCGATCAGCCCGACCGTGGCATTCGCTGCCCCTGAGCGGGCAAATCCCACCTGCAGGCTGTTGACCATGACACCGGAGGCGACGAACCAGGCCGGGATATCGGGCAGACCGGTTTCCAGCGTCAGGCTAGGAAGGCTCGGCTTGCCGGAGCCAAAGGTGTGGGTCACAACCCCAGTGCCAGCCGATACCGGCTCACCCAGCAAGGCCTTGAGCCACAGGCCGATGTGCCGTGCATCCAGCGGCACAGCCATATCGCCCTCGACCTTAATGACATCGCGGATCGGCGCGCTGGGGTCACGCCCCAGGCCGATCAGGTCATTGGCAATCAGCCCCTGCTCGGAGCCGAGGGTGGTAGAGACAAAGGGCAGCTGCCAGTAGCCATCTACCGGGGTGCTGCCGTACGTGGATTCGAACGCGGCCAACAGGCTGGCGTTCGCGCCATAGGCACGGGCCATAGGATTCTCCTTGCGGAATAGATTTCAGTTCAGTGGGCCGGCGCTGCTGTAGTGCAGAACCACAGGGAGCAGGCAGGCCTTGATGCCGCTGCTGCCGTCGGGGGCCATCTCGTCAATCTTGGGCGGGCCGATCTCGGCGTACTCGATGACACCGCCAAGGGAGCGGTCGGCTTCGATCAGGGCTGCCAGTTCGACCAGCAGTTCGTCCATGCGCTTATCGCGCTCGCTGGCATCCGGGTCGGCGACGAAGATTTCGATCGCTACTTGGTGCTGCCAGTGGTAGGTCAGCGGTGAGAGCGACACCTCGGGCTCGCCCATCACACCATCGCGAAGAATCGCCATGGCGTGGTCCAAGACCCGCTCGGGCAAGGCAACGTTGCGTTTGACCGTCGTTCCGGATGTGCCCAGCGACAACTGGCCGAGCACGGCAAACAGGGCACCGATGGCGTTTTCTCGCTGGCTCATGATCGATTTCCTTGACGTTCCGCCTCATCGAAGCGGCTGGCGATCCGGTTGGCCAGCGTGCTGACCCAGCGGCGTGAAGCGCTGTCGATGTCAAATTTCTTCTTCAAGGTGACTTGCGGCACCAGCAGGAACATTGGCACCGTCACCAGGCCTCGACCGGAGGCTTGGGCCTTCTGCGAGGCAGCCGAGAAACCACCGCGCTGGCCTTGGCGGGCACGCTGGTTCTCAGCCACCAACAGCGAGGGCTTGCCTCGGCGGTAGATGAAGCGCAGGCGCTGACCACGGAGCTTTTCCCAAAGACCGGGGGTCATGCGTTTGCCTCGAGGGCCTTTGCCTGCAGCGGGTAAAGGAATCGCCAGCCAGAAGCCATCCTTGGAACGGATGGTCACGCCGCGGTCATGGGCGCCGACCACTTCAGGGGCACGGCTGTAGACCAGGCCCGCTGCCTTGATGCTCAGTTTGCCCTTGGGATAAACCTCGCCACGCCAGGTGTTGGCCAGGCGTTGACCGAGGCCAGCACCTGTGATCTGGCTGCGCAGTTCGGTCTTGAGACCGTCGGTGGCTTCGCGAATCGATTGCGTCACCGCCTGCTCGGCAATCCGAACCTCATCCGCCAGCATTTGGTCCAACTCGCCGGACAAGGCGGCCAGCAGCCTCATACCGGCGCTCCGGTCAGGGTCCAGATCAGGCGATCGCGATCGGCCAGCGGTTCACCCACCACCTGATAGGTCTGGCCATCGAGCGTGAAACGATCCCCCTCGCGGGGTGACGCCACATCGCGTGCCATCACATCAAACCGGTGGGTCGCCAGCGCGAGTCGTGTGTCGCCGAAGGACTCGACGACATCGGCCTGCTTGGCGATGAACTGGGTGGCGATTTCTCGGCCATCGGCCAGTCGGTAGATGCCAGGCGACCCCAACCGGGCGAACAGACGCGAGACCGCACGCTTAAACGTGTGTTGCATGTGGTCTGACGTCTTGCGGTTACGCGGTCAGCTTGATCAGCACGCCCGGGCGGTGGCACATGGGCAGCGGGTTGCTCTGCGTGTGCAGGTCGGTGCCACGGTCGAACTGACGCGGTGCCTGTTTCGCATAGACCGGCTGGCCCAGGGTGTTGACTGTTTCGTTGAAGTCCGCCGGCGCGAAGTAGGTCCCAAAAGTATCCACCGTGCCGATGGGGAAGCAATGCGCTTCACCGTCCGCAATGAACTTGCGCACCGTACCGTCGGCCGAGCTGGCCTGGCCACGGTATTCCTCAAACGTGATGCCACCGTAGGTGAAGCCGGTGCGCACGTCTTCGCGCAGCCAGGCACCTTCCTGGAACCGGGTGTAGGACTCCACCACGTTGGCGTGGCTGGTCAGCGCTTCGAAGAAGGACGGAGAGCACAGGCAGCGTACGCCGGTCATGAATTCGCCTTGGAGGGCTTTTTCCATTTCGCCGAGGACCTTGACGCACTTGTTGCGCACGTTGGTCTTGGCATCCGCCAGGCCCAGCGACAGGGTGGTGGCATCGATGCCGAATTCGTCGTAGAGGTTGTAGATCGTCGAGCCGTCGGCATCCAGGATCTCGCCCTTCAAGGCGCCCATGCGCAGGTGCTCCAGCGTGATCGCGTGCTTGTTGCGCATGGTCTCCAGATGCCGGGCCAGCACGCCGGCCAGGGTTTCGAGCTCAGTTTCCGAACCAAAGGCACGGATGCCTTGGACCTCTTCGGGCAGCACCACATCGTCGTGCGGGATGTGGGGGATGACAAAGGAGCGGACCTTGCGCTTGCCACGCGTACCGACGGTGCCGGGCGAACCGGGGGGCATAGTGGGCAGCAGGTTAAGCACGCCGTTGCGCTCTTCGATGATGATTTGCCGAAAGCGCGTGGGCTTGGCGGGAAACAGGTTCAGGTCTTCCAGTCGGCCATAGCGGTTGGGCACCAGGTTGATGGCGGCCGTGAGGTTGGCCATGCTGAAGGCCGGGTTGGCAAAGAGGTTCTGCATGTGGGGCTCCAAAAATGACGAAACCCGCGCAAGCCAGACGGCCAGGCGGGTTCGAGGGGATGAGGGAAATGGGTGACTGGCGAATCAGGCGAAGGCTTTACGCGCTCTCACGCACCAGCACGCCACGCTCGGCCAGTTGCTGCTCGTAAGCAGTGCGCTGTGCACCGGTGAGGGCAATCGGCCAGACCAGCGCGGTCTTGGCGACGATGGCGTGGCGGGCGATCAGGATGGCGTCCGACCTGTCGGCATTGGTGGCATCGATGTCGTTGGCCAGCACACCGATGGCGGACTCGGTGCCGTCGGTGGCAGTGGGGTCGATGGCGTAGTGCTTGCCATCGCTGGCATTGCGACCGAGCACAGTGCCCAGGGGCAGGTTCTGGCCGGCGGCGATGGTGGCGACGTCGCGCGAATAGCGGTTGGGGGCTTCGTACTTCAAGAGGTCGCCGAGATTGTTCTGTTCGGTGATGGCGGGCATGGCGGATTCCTTTCTTAATGTGTCGCGGTGAGTTTCTTGACGGCCGCCACGATGGGCGAGGTCTCAGGGCGATCGAGCGACTGGGTGCCCGCATCCACGGTGATCGTGGATCGGATGTCGGCGGCATCGGATTGCGCGGCACGCGCATCGATCAGCACGCATCGCACATCGGCTTGCGATTTTCCAGCGGCGATGAACTCGGCGGTGCGGTCGGGGCAACCGGCCAGCAGGCACAGCTCGGCAATCGCCTGGGCGGTTTGGGTGACTTCGCGCTTGGCGTCTGCGACCAGCTTTTCTGCTTCAACCAGATCGATGGTGTCGGCCACGGGGTTTTGAAGGATGTCCTGGGAATCAGGCATGGAAAGCTCCTTGTGGGGAAGTGCCGCCTCAGCACGGATGACGCCCCGCACCTGAGACGGCGAATGGTTACGGGCGTTGAGATACAGGTGGAATTGGCTGAGGGTGGCGTCCAGCGTCTGGACACCGTCGGCAAGACCCTGGGTCACGGCGTTGCTGCCAAAGAAGAGTCCGGCCTCTGTGGCGCGCACGGCATCAAGATCCAGACCGCGCATGGCAGCTACGTGCTCGGTGAAGATGGCGTAGAGCCGATCGACTTCCCCTTGCAGTTCGGTCTTGGCCGCGTCCGACAGCGGCTCATGCGGCGAGTAGTCGTTTTTGTGGGCGCCGGCCGTGATCGCGGTGTAGTGGTAGCCGTCTTTGGCATCCTTGACCGACTGATCCACATGCAGGGCAATCACACCGATTGAGCCGACGCCTCCGGTTTCCGTCACGAACAGGCGCTGGGCACTGGCACCAATGGCATAGGCGGCTGAGTACGCCGCGTCATTGGCCACTGCCCAGACGGGTTTCTGGGTGGCCACCTCCCGCACACGACGGGCCAGTTCGAAACTGCCCGAGGCCTCGCCACCGGGGGAGTCGATGTCGAGCAGGATGCCGCTGACCTGGGGATCGGCCAGGGCCGCATCGAGCATGGCGGCGATCTCACCATAAGAAGTCAGGCCCGATGCCGCCTCCATGCCGAGCGAGCGCTTCACCAGTGATCCATGAATAGGGATCACGGCAATGCCCTCAGGTGCGGCGGCCAGCGGGGGCCGTTGGAAAGCGGCCATGTCCATCATGGGCATCGTGGGTACCTCGGCCATGCCGATGCGCTGGCCGACCACGGACAGGATCACGTCCAGCTTGGGCCGGTGAATCAGCAAGGGCGTCCCGAACAGGCGGGAGGCAAGGTAAGTCATGGTTGAGGGTCCTGGTTATCGGTTGGTGCATCAGCTGAGTCGGGCGTATCAGCGGGTTGCTCGTCCTGGCTATTAGTGGAAGCGGGCACGGGCGCCTGGTCATGCCGTGCATCGGAGTCAAAGACCAGGCCCAGTTCATCTGCTCGGGCGTTGTCCGCTGCAATCTCGCGGTCCACGTCCTCAGCGTCGTAGCCATTGCCCGAGATCGCTTCCGACCGGCTCATCAAGCCAGCCCGGATGGCGAGCTTCATGGCGTTGAATTCCTTTTGCGGATCGACCCAGCTCCAGCCCTGCGGGATCCACTTGGCGGCCTGGTAAGTGCGGCGGTCCTTTCGGTAACCGGGCAGATCGATCGCCCCTTCTAGCACTGCCTGGTCCATCCAGGCACGCCAGATGGGTCGACAAAGCTGGTGCACGATCACCCCATGCTGTAAGGCTTCGCAGCGGCGGCGGAATTCCAGGAGACCCGCCCGAATCGACGAGTAGTTCACCTGGGTCAGGTCACCGGTGAGCATCTCGTAGGTGATGCCCATGGCGGCGGCCACCGCGCGGAACTGCTGGCGCATGAATTCGGCGTAGGAACTGCCGACATCAGCAGGCGCCGAGAACTTGATGTCTTCACCCGGCTCCAGGATCTGGAGCGTGCCGGGCTCCATGCCCGCGAGTGCCACGCCATTCGCATCAGCCGCCGACTCGCCCATCAGGTTGTCCTCGGGCGCCATGCGGGTGATGAAGCCGGCGAACATGGCAGCTGTCTTTTTTCGGACCAACTCGGCATCGTCGTACTGGTCCAGTTCGTTGAGTTTCACCAGCGCCCGGGTGAGCCACGGTTCGCCCCGGATCTGGCCGGGACGCAAGGGACGGAACAGGTGGATCATTTCACTGGCATCCACCCGCACAGTGTCCATCCCACCCTGGCTGGACATCGGGGCCAAGAGCCCATCGTTCGGATGCGAGCGGTACAGGTGGTACGCCACCCGACGCCCGAGTCGGTCGAATTCGATGCCGGCACGGATCACATTCCCGCTGGCCAGATCGCGGTTCATCGTTGTCGGCAGATGTTCAGCTTCCAGGACTTGGATCTGCAGCGCCACCGGCAAACCATCTTCGACACGTCGGTAGCGGAGTCGGATCAGGGCTTCGCCGCCCTCGAGCATGGCGCGCGTGGCCAATGCCTGCAGACCGTAGAAGTCGCTCAGGCCTGCGGCATCCGCCTGCTCGCACCAGTCCCACCACAGGCTGTGGATGGCCTCACGAGTGGTTTGGTCCTGCACCATGCTCTGCGGCTTGATGCCCGTACCGATGGCGTTGGCCACAAAGGCCTCAATCCCAGCAGCAGCCCAAGCATTGCGCCGAACCAGATCACGGCTCTTGGCGCGCAGTTCATCTTGGGCCAGCGACAAGGCGGCGACTGCACCCGGATTGCTAGGCATCCAGGCCAGCGCCCGGCGACCACCGCCGACGCCGTCATAGACCGGCGTGCCACCGAACATTCGGCGACGAAGGTTTTTGAGCCAGTCCATCAGAGTGCCTTGCTAGTGGTCACGCGGATCTGCCGCGACTTTGGTGCGCCGGATTCACGCGCCATCGTGGCCTCGACCTCGGCGATCGCGGCTTTGAGATCAGCCACGCTGCGGTATTCGATGCTCTTGCCTTCGTAGCTCACGCGGTGCTCGCCGCTGGCCAGGGCTTCACGCAAGGCCTGCAGGTGTTCTGGGGTGTAGGTCATGTCAGGTCATCCATCGGCTACGCACCACTCGGCGCGAAGCCGGTGTGGTGCTACCAGAAGTGCTGAGGCCACCGTCAAACTTCTGCTCTCGGGTGGCCTCGGGGGTGTCGGTCAAAGGGACATCGGTGGGTGGATCAATACCTGCCGATTTCTCGCCCAGTTGTTTTTCCAATTCGAGCCAGTGACGGTCCTCGAAACGATCCAGACCGGCCGCTGCGGCCGCCGCCCGGGCGTAGACGTAGCAGTCCAGCGCCTCGTTGCGCTCGCGCATCTTTTGCCACTCGCGGTGGGCAAAACCGTTGCGGTCGCGCCGGGTGATCAGTTGCTCGGCACAGAGCTGCTGCAGGTATTCGGCATCCACCTTGGGCAGATGCACGTAGCCCGCTGGGTAGATGGTCGTCACGCCGTCATCGGCCACCTCCGCGCTCTTGCGCAGGTTGTTGTAGAACTCGAGCTTGGCAATGCCGCCGGCCACCGGGAACACTTTGATGCCCCGGCGCAGCTTCTTGCCACTGGCCGTGGCATCGACCGCCGTCGGCGTCCCGATCAGTGCCGCGCCGCCGGCAATCCCCTTGATCGGCATGAGCCGGGCATCGCGCACGCTGCGCACAAAGGCATAGGCCTCCTGCGTGGCGTAGCCGGTATCCAAGGCGATGCGTGCCAGGCTCAGCTGGCAACCACTGCTGTGCGTCCAGGTTTCGCCCATCAGCTTGGCGAGAGCCGACCAGACCTCGGTGCGTGCCGTGTCCCCCATCAGCACCCGGTGCTCGACCAGCCAAGCGGCCTTGCCCCGCCCAAAGGCCCAGACCGAGACTTCGATCCGATCCTTCTGCACATCGGCGCCAGCAGTCAGCAGCAAGCCGCCCGCGGGCACAGTGCCGACACGGTAATCCTCCCGCCGCTCCAGCAGGCGCTGCCAATCGGGAGCTTCGCCTTCCTCGACCCAGGTCTCACCCAGCTCGGTGTTCTTGAAGGTCTTGATCGCCGAGGCCGAACGCGTGTCGGACATCGCCGCCGACTCCCAGGCCCGGGCGATGTCGATCCAGCTGCGCCAGCCCACCGGGCTGTACAGACTCGACAGGTGAAACCCGGCAGTGCGTCCCGCGTTCTCTGGGGCACAGGCCTGCCACTGACCGTTTTCCAGCATCCAGGTCTTGTGGTGCTCGGCGATGGGCTCGCCGCAGGACTCACAGATGTAGGCCACCGTGTCGGGCTGACCGCGCTCCCAGCGCAGTTGTTCAAACCGCAGCCACTGTCGGTGCGCGCAGTGCGGGCACGGCACAAAGTAGCGGCGCTGGTCAGACGCCTCAAACTCCCGGTCGACCGCGCTGGCGCCGGCAATGGTCGGGGTAGAGACGATCAGGATCTTGCGCCGGGCAAACGTCCGGGTGCGTGCCTCGGCCAGCGAGATCGCATCGCCTTCACCCTCTACATCCAGCGGATAGCCATCGACCTCGTCCAGGAACAGGTAGCGCACCGGCATGGAGCGCAGGCC